GTTTAGTTTGCTAGTGTTCTATGTGTATCTGTTGCTTAGTGCTTAGTATATTCTAAACCTGTAAGATCAGTATGTTCTGTGATCTCAGTTGTAGCTATGCTGTAATTAGAAACAAAAGCATCATCTCTTTGTTTAATTTGTTCTAAGGTGCTACTTACTTTTGGAAAATGTGGAGTCTGATCTATAAATATAAAACTTGCCCTACCAATATTACTAGCTGTTGTAATATCTACTGTAAGTTCTGTAATAACAAAATCTATATCTTGTGCCATACTTCACAATATAGATATTTAAGATTTAATTAAATTACTTTTTTCCGTTTCGGAATATCTGTGTGCCTTTTATTCCAAAAATACTTGCAACTACAAGAATCCATAAATTAGTGAACCAAGTAGGAAGTGCTTGAAAATGCTCGAAGAAAAGATTTATCTTAGCCATCGCCTCAGCATCGTCAGAGAATACCCCATAAGCAAGGACTAAAATTGGAAGTGTTAATATAAATAAAACTACCTCATCTTTGTAATCGTTTTGCCTAGCTTCTAAAAGTTTGCCCTGATAAGCTTCCTCGCCTTTTGCTTGTTTTTCTGCGTGAAGTAATTGTGCTTCAGACATTGCTATCTTAGCTTTTTGTCTATTTGAATATATTTTTGAACCAGCTTGTACTGCTATCTTAATTGCACTTAACCACATTCTAACTCCTTTAATAATTGGCAATAGTGTATTGCTTTATCAATATCTTCTTTACCATTTTTTTGGTCAAAACGACAGATGTACTTAATTATAGAAGCTTGTATAAAGCTAAGCTTATTTGCTGTAATAAATTCTATTGGTTGTATTTTAAAGTTCTTGTAATGTTCCCCACCAACCTGACGATCTAAGGCACTCTCCGTTGATCTATGGGCTTTACAGCACCCTTTTTCGTGGTGTGTGAGATCATTGCTAAAGTCCGTCATACTATCTTTCCTATCCAATCACCTTTTTTATTTAATACTAATGGCAGTAGTTTAGGTATTCCATCAATTATTATAGAACAACCCAAAATGAACCTTGTTTTAAAATTTTTAGCATAAGCAAAAGCCATAGACTTTTGATTAATTAAACAACCTACATTCATTGCAAAAAATAAGTTATCAGGATTTGCCCACCAGCTTACTAAAAACTTTGTGTGATAATGACCCTGTACTGCTGACATACCCATTGTTTGAGATACTTTTAAAACATCTGCTGATCTGCCATGTGTAAAAAAACATTTTTGACCATTTGACATTTTGATAGTTAAATCATCAATCCACTTCCAATTTCTTGTTCCTAAAAAATCTCCATAATCTCTTAAAAACTCTTTACTCATTCCAAACTTCAATGCTCGTCTATAAACTAAGCTAGAGTGATTACTATCTACTTCTGTCACTCTTGGAAACAAAGATTCTAACTCTCTTACATATTTTCTTGCCTCACGCAGTTCATGACCAGCAGAAAATAAATCAGGGTCAGTAGAATGAAAGCTTATTGCATGAAAGTCTAAGAGATCACCTATGTTAATAACTGTGTCAGGTTTAAATTGTTTTTTTATTTCTTTCAGAAATTTTATTGAATCTTTATGATGATATGGAATATGCATATCAGAAATTACTAAAATTCTTTTGTGAGTCATACAAGTTTTACTTGTACTATTAATTAGAGATAATGTAAAGGAATTGGGAGATAACGGCTACTGCAACAGCATAGATAACATATAAAATTCTATCTATATCTCTTTGCATATGTTTGAGATGATTTGTTTCGATAGTATGAATTTTTTGATGAATCAGTTTTATCTTTCCATCAATCTCAATAAACTTTTCGTTTGTTGTAAAGTTTTTTTTCATAACTACCTTTTACGTCTTTTTCTTCTTAAATCAAGATCGTGTTTTCTACTGCCACGAAGAAAGGAATTCACGCGTCCCATACTCCAACTTGCCATAGAAGTACGAGGTCTTGAACCAGCAGATAAAAAAGCACCTTGACCTCTACGATATACTTTTTTAAGCATACCAAGAGTTATATTTTTTCTACCTTTTGCTTTTGCTCTTAGTGTAGAAATAACTTGTTTAGATAAAGGTCGTCTTCGTACTGCCATTATTTTCTCCTAGCCCTAAACATAGATGCTGGTATTCTTGCACCTGATTTATACAAAGCTGACATAGATTTTATTAAACTTGCTCTAGCTGATCTTTTGCTACCTTTGAGTCCTGATAAATATTTTTTAGGCAGATCAAGTTCTTTATCTCTTGCTACTTTTCTTCTTTTTCTTTTTCTTGCCACTTCTTCTTCTCCGTTTTCTCATTGATCTTTTATTAATCATTTCAGCTAAAGTAGCTGTTGTTGTAAATCCACTCACTTACCAACTCTCCTCATTGCGATAGTGTGTGCTTGTGCAAATGTTCTTTTTCTACCATTAGCACCACTCATTAATCTTGCCATTGATCTCATGTGTTTTAGTGTATGGTGTCTAGCATGAGATCGCATGGTCTTTTGTTGTCTTGGTGTAAGGTCTTTAATAATATTCTTTATTGATGCGACCTTTACCATTATCTTTTCTTTTTACCTTTTTTCTTCTTCTTCTTTTTCTTCTTCATTCCATGTCCTGTATGATATGGCATAGTTATCTCCTTTTTTTAGTTTTCTTCTTTTTCTTCATAATAGCTTTTTGTAAAGCCATTGGAAGTTTTTTTTGCTTCTTAGTTAGTTTCATTTTATCTCCTATAATATTTTAGGTTTATATTTAACTTTACCATCTTCTCTATATGCTATCAAATATTGTTTTCTTTGTTCATTAGGATTGTATGATGCGTGAATCCAACCTGAGTTTGGTTCATCTTTGCCTTTGTAAAATTCTAAAATTAATTGATCAATAGGTGTGTTACGATATACCCAATCTGCAACTTCTTCATTATCTTTTCCAAATATTTCAAAGTCACAAGCTTGTCCGTCTGCGTGTTGAGAATTTACTGAAGAACCTATGGCAATACAAAGTTCAGCACTTCTAAAGCCACTAGAAACATTGACTACTCCAAAGTTGTCTCGAACAGGTTGTAACACGTTTTCACAAAGTAATTTTAAATTATCTATTTGTGTTGGTGATGGATTATTATTAATACCTTTCCGTTCAGCAACTTGGCTTTTAATTAATTCATCTAAAGAAAAGTTTTTTGATAATTTCATTATCTTGCTGTAGCTGGAACTCCGTTGCTAGATACTAATGGGTGTTCTGCAAAAGCCATAAAAAAGTATGTTGCACTAGAAGTATTTTGTGATGAATCATTAAATGCAAAACCATTAGATAAAAAATCATACGTGAGTCCACTTGCATTTTGGGCATTAGAATTAGCTAATAAATAATTACTTACAGGATTATCTACATCTCTTTTGTTATCTACTATAATCCAAGCATCAGTTCCTGAAGTTTTTTTCACCATAAGCCAAGCTGGTTTGAAACCTGTATAAATATGATTTCCAGACCCAGACCCTGTATAGGAACCGAATCTTGAAAAACCGGATTTTTCTGTAAAACAGTAAGCAATTAAATCACCACTTGATGAATTTGTTGGTCCGGCAGTTCCAACACTAAATACATTTGAAGTTGGTGCTGTACTTTGCCAATAAACTGAACCACTTTGTGAAGCAGAAGTTTCATTTAAGAAAAGATAATTTCCCCAACCAAGAACATCACTTCCAACACACCATTCTTGTGAAGCGGCTAAAGATTTCGTAATGACAACTTTTGGAGCCACCCCTAACCCATGTCCGATAGTCGCGTTAGAACCACTCCCTGTCCATTTGACGACACTAAATCCTGATGTAGTTGAAGCTGAAACTGTTGATGTTATACTTCCGTTTGAGTTAGATGAACCAGCACCCCCAGCTTTCCAATTCCAAGATGCAAATGTTGCACTATTTGCGTTAAATTCACCACCACCACCTGAACCATTTAAAGTAAAACCATCACTATCTAAACTTGTAAATCCATCACCTGAAACATCAGCTTGTGCATTGGTTTGATTTGGTTGAATACTATTAGTGGATCTTAAAGCATCTATCACTCTATGATTATCGGTTCTACTTCTTGATTTTACCCAAAGCCAATCTGGCTGAAATCCGACTCCAGTTACAGCATTAGTTGATGCGTTACCTGTATAAAGTAATGTATTAAAATAATCTTTTGGTTGAAATGAAATATAAGCCATAATTAATTCCTTTTTATCATAGTTTATCCGTAATCTTTAATGTTTTTTGTACATAACGCATAATATCCTGAGGGAACCGCAAATTCAAATTCTCCAATACCAGCACTATCACTATTTGATGAAGCTAAACTTGTTGTGCCAAATTTTCCGTTTCCGAAGTTATAATTTTGTACAGGGTCAGTTCCGCCATCATTTGTATGACCAGCAAAATACCAAGTTATATCTGATGTTATAGATTGACCACCTGTCCCAGCAGACGGGTCAGCACTATTTTGCCAAGAACCATTTTTACTGAAATAAATTTTATTATTAGTTGCATCTAGTGCTACACCAATAATATCACCATCAGTCCATGAAGCTAAACCTGTTACAATACTACCGTTATTATTAAATATATCACCATTTGAATTATAACCATAACCATTAGCAGTTGAAGTAAAGTAAGTTCCAGCATCAAAAGGAGCATCAGCATTAAAAATACCGAATGTTGGATATGCACCACCTGTAGAAACACTTTTACCTTCAAAATACCATTTACCTGATGATACTGCCAAAGAGGAAACTACTGACCTATGCGCTGATGAACTATTAGTAGCAGTTGTATTTCCATTAGAAAAAGTAAGACTACCAGCAGTTCCCATTGCTAAAGGATTCATTGTAGCAAAGTTATTTGACGGAGTATCTACATTTTGAGTTATTGTTCCTGATGTAGTGAATGATCTACTATTACCACTACTATCTAAATCTAAATTACCTGAGTTTTCAAATTTTAAAAAGAAACCATTAGTTCCATAAGTTATACTTCCTGTTTTTGGTTTCCAAATTCCTGATGTAGAATCTGTTTCTCCAAAAGTAGAAGCATCATAAGCATAGCCATCTGTAAAGTGAACGTGTGTCATTAAACCATCAAAATAACCTGTAGAGTCCCCTCTACCACCAACATAATTGGTGCTACCACTTGCATTAGCATTAAATGTTGCATCTTGACTTGGATAAGTAGCAGTAGATAAAGATGTTTGTTCTGTTCCATTAACATATAATTTACATCTATTAGAAGATGTTGCTTGTGTAGTATCAACTTTAGCAACTATGTGATACCAAGCAGAAACGTCTCTAAAAACAGCATTTGTTTCTAATTCTAATGGAAAAGAGCCACTATTATAAACATAAAAACTTAAATTATCTTGTAAATCAAATCTTAAATGAATTGCGTTGTTACTATCTTTCCATATATTTGTCATTGTTGATTCTGCACCTAAACCAGCTCTTTTTACCCAACAAGAAAAAGTAAATTTTGTTCCTAAAGTTGGTGTTCCCATTGTATTTGCAAGTCTTGTTGAAGCCATAATATATTCCTAATTAAATTGTCCTGAGTTGTTTATACCTACAGAAACAGTAATTGAAAAGTCTCTTGTTGTCACCTGACTTTCAACATCAGTCGCAGATAAAGTAAAGTTGTAGGTTTGGTCAGAAGTTGGGCTTGGTGCTGTTCCTGTTATATTGTAAGTTGCACTTGTAGCTGGTGATCCTGATAAAGTTAAATTCATTGTCGTGCTTGGTGTATTACTATTTGAAGTTAATATTGATGTTGTTTCGGCTATAGTTACGTTACTGTCTGAAGTAGCGGCAACTGATAACGAAACAGATGAACCAGCAGATACAGTTCCAAGACTACCAGCACCGGTAGAAAAACTTGGTGCAGTTGAAGCACTTCT